AGCATGATGCACTTCATCTAGATCTTGAAGATGACATCATAGAATATCGGCGCAAGATGGAGCCCGATATCATTAAAGCAATATGGAACACAGTAGAGAAATCAAAAACAGTTCCTCTTTATGCAGGTAAGGATTTTTATATTGTTCTGACAACAACTACAGATGCCGTGCTTAGACAACCCAAGGCGGTTGTATGGGCACGGCGCTCTTGTCCAACACCACTTTATAAACAATCAGTGTGGAAATATCATAATAAAGATGGAAATCTTGAATTTTTATGGGCTATTCCTAGTTCATTACTTTATTTTCATATACTTCACAATCAGGAACAATATTTGCAGGATAAAGAATGCCGACAGCTCGCACAATTTGTCATTTTGATGGAATCTGGCGAGCTTTTAGAGTGGATAAAGCGCGAAAATGGCGAAAAAATTGATGCTGTAATATTTAATAATAAGGAGAATTCATGTTTGATGAATTAGATGCAGCAACGCAACAAATTCCAGAACTTCAGCCACAAGAAACTGCTCAAGAACAACCAAAAGAGCAAGCTAAAACTAAAGAATCTGGCAAAGATGAAAATATGCGCCTTATGCGGGAAAGAATTGAAGCATCTGAACGCCGAGCGCAGGAAATCGAACGCAGAAATCTTGAACTTGAACGCATTGTTCGTGAAAACATGAATCAAAACCAACCTTCAACCAAAATGCAATTAGCAGATGATGATGATAGTGGCGTCGATGATGATCTTTATGTTGATGGTAAACAGTTCAAAAAACGTACGCGAAAATTAGAACAAAAACTCGAAGAAACACAGAAAAAGCTTGAGCAATATCAACAACAAAGTTCACTCGAGAATGCAGAACGAATACTACGGGCACAATTTGCTGATTTTGATTCGGTCGTTAATGAAGAAAATCTGAAAAAGTTTGCATCTAAAGAGCCAGCTCTATTCCGTTCGATTATGGCTAATCAGAATATTGGAGATCGTGGCTATTCTGCCTACAAAATGATCAAAAATAGCGGCATTCTTGGTGAAGAATATGCCGAAATAGATAAAAAACTCGAAGAAAACAAATCTAAACCACGCTCAGCAGCAAATGCAGCTCCACAAGCAGCTGAAACTCCTTTAATGCGCGTTGGCGATTATGATAGGCGTATATTGACTGAGGAGCGTCGAGAACAACTTCGCCGCCAAGTTGAGGAAGCTAAACGCAACCGTTAATAAGGAATAAAAATGGAAAAACACTCTTTCGATTCTTTAGATACCGCTGATAAAAATACTTTCGATTTAAGAATGGTATCAATCCTTACAGAACAACATGAATTTATGTTATATATGGATTATGATGTATGGAATACATTTATAGATGTATTGGAAAGCGATGACGATTATGGTTATGTTCAATATGTTTGTAAAATAAAAAATGGCAATCCCGTTAGAGCAGCAATGTGGTTTAATTTAAAAAACATTATCGCAGTCAAAAAACACGGCGATTTTAACGGAAACGATTAGCGTTTGCATAATAAAGATTATTGAGATTATACTATTGTTAGCGTAACGTGCCTCGCTAGCACAGGCGTATCGTGTCTCGCCAACACAGACGTATCGGGCCTCGTCAGCTCATGGACGTATGAGAGTACCCGTCCGACTCACAGTCATTACATTTACGTTTGTACTAAGGGAGTTTGTTATGCCTATAACAACGCCTACAACCCTTCCGGCGCCTTTTTAAAGTATAGGGCGCGTTAAACCTTGGGTGATTTCATGGAAAGTCTTAACTTAAATAATAACCTTTGTTATACTGAATTGGGTACAACAGACAAGGAATTATTTATGGAAGATAACCAGAATCAAGCGCATTGGGCGTATATTGCAGGAATCATGGACGCTGACGGATGTTTTATGATAACTAGACATAAACGTAAAACACAAAGAAAAGATTATCCTCATCAAGTTGAAGGTTGGTCTTGGACATATTTACCATCAGCAAAAATATGCATGGTTGAACCTGATGCTATTAATTTACTACATGATAAATTACATTTTGGAACAATATCTCTCAATGGCGTTCGTCCTTCCCGACCTAATAGCAAACCTATATATCAATGGGGAATAAGAAATCGAAATGAAATATTGCGTTTTCTTGAATGTGTTATTCCCTATTTGCGTGTTAAAAAAGAACGCGCTGAATTTCTGTTAAATTATTGCAAAACAGCTAAGAATATAGATGATAGAGGATCTCGCTATTTTGGTTTAGAGAAGGAAGAACTAGTTTACCGTGAAGAATCGTATCAAAAAATGCGGCAGTTCAACGGTAAAAAAGCAGATGCAACGACTAAGCCCCAGGGGCCTGAGAAGGCATGCGATAGTCTGAACTCATAGGAAACTATGAGAGGCGAGGTCGAAGCGCCTTGCCCGCCTAGAAATAGGTCAATAAGTAACAGATTGGTACAACAAACGTTTGATGACGTACTCTTATCGGTAAGAACCCCAAATCTTATCCACAAATTAGGAGCACTCGGTAAACGTTTACCAGCCAAGGGCGGTAGAACTTTACGTATGGCACGTTATGACAGATTGCCAACTGCGCCGGTTCCTTTAGGGCCTAGCGGAGCAACGCCTCCAGCAACCCCATTGAACCGCGTAGATATTGATGCGACCATGTCATTCTATGGCCTTTATGTCGCAATTAACCAGCAGGTTAAAAATGTAGCCTGCTTTAAATCAGTCCTAATTGAGGTGGAAGCCCTAACGTAAAGACGAGGGTGACACTGCGCAAGGCTATAGGATTAACGGATATGCAAAGATTTCAGTTGATTGAACAATTCATAACGAAGCTTAAGAATGTCGGGCTCAATAGGTTGTGTGCCTTGTTGGCCTTTTTGCATTCTTGTTCTTTCAAATGTATTACGCATATCTATCATTATTTGAGCTTGATTTTTTTTGATTACCAAATATGGCATTGTTGTTTCACAAATATGCTTAACGCGGTCAGAATGGATAGTCCATCTAAAGACGGCACGGCGAGAATTTTTAGGCGTTTGTTTAGCCGTATAATAGGCTTTTCGACCGCCAAAATTCTCAACCAGCCAATCAATAAGTATTGCATCAGTGCTGCTTACTTGAATCATGGTATGGAAATGCGGTGTTCCAGTTTTTGGATTTTTGGTATAGCAACCTATAAGAAAACTCCCTTCACCATCCAAAATGCCTGCGAGATATGCCAATTGAGCGATCGAATAATTTTTTGCGATATATTTGCTAATCATGTTTTATCCTTTGCTATTAACTATAGTATATACATTAATAGCAAAATAGCCAGCGTAAACGACTCAAGCGGATGGATATCTGAAAAGATAAAGCGAGAGTCTGAACTCTATGGAGACATAGAGAAGATAGATCGAAGAATCTGTCTCGCCAAGTAGAAATATTTGGTCATTAAAGCAACAGAAATAATGTACATTGCAAAACCAAGATCCAGTGCTTAATGAGACAGCTGAATTGCTCGGATTGTCGCTCAGGATGACCGAAGATCAGCTGACTCGTGACATGATGAGTGCCACGGCAACTATGTATAACTGCACTGGTGGCGGCAATGGAGATTTGCCTACTAACTTGTCTTTATCCGATATTGATGAAGTAACCTCAGCATTATTGACAAATGATGCCTGGATGGTACTTGATACAATCGGCGGCGAAGACAAATTCGGAACAGGTCCAGTTCGTGATGCCTACTTGGCACTCGGACATACACGTTTATCTAAAGATTTGAATAACCTTAATGGATTCATATCCAAATGGAACTATCCAAATGATAATCGTGTATTGCGTTCAGAATGGGGAACGGTTAATAATACCCGTTTCATGCTTTCTTCCGTGGGTGCGGTTGCACCTAATGCCTCAGCGCTAGGCAATGACGTATATACAATTTTTGTACAGGGAATGGAATCGCTGGCCTGCATCGAACAGGACAACTATTCCGCGCGTTTCTTATACAGGCCGCCAGTTTTTTCGGATCCACTTTTCCAAAATATTACAATTGGATATGTTTTTGCAGAAGTGCCCCGAATACTTAATGACTTGTGGCTCACCGCAATGCGCTGCACGCTGAACTAAAGGAGGAAACAATGGTTGAATTTACTGGAACTAATCAAGGTCGTTTCACTTCTACAGGCACAGCGACAACTATCGCATTGCGTTCTGATCTAGACTATATGTGGGTTCTCAATGAATCTCAGACATATCAAGCCGGATTAGGCCAAGGCGTTCAATACTATTGGCAGCGCGGCATGAATCAAGGACAAGGCGTCATTTACACAAAAACGGCTGTAACTGATGCTTTGGTGCCAGGTCAAATAGCAGCCAATGAAGGCTTTTATCTGATTGATACTTCAGTGAACCTTCCGGGTCCATCGTTAGCATTAACAGGTATCACGAACGGTGTTCCTCCTGTTGTTAATACGGCAAATACAGCGGCACTCAATCCGGGTGATATTGTACGTATTTATAATACGGTCGGAGCACAGCAATTAGGCGGATTAGATTTCACTGTAGGAACTATTGTACCTACAACGAGTTTCACACTTGCCTATATGCAAGGCATTGCTAATGCCAATCCAGGTGCTGGTACATTCCGTCGTATACCTTATAATCCGCTTTATTATCCAACACGTAGATATATTACGAACATATCGCAGGCAACAAATGCTATTGTGACATTGTCTGTAACACATGGATTTACTGTTGGTCAGCAGATAAGTTTCGTTGTTCCAACTGTCACATCATTGGCATTTGGTATGACTGAACTTGATGGAACTGAAGCGACAATTGTTGCTATTGGTCAAGCAGATGTAAATGGTTTTACCAACACAATCACCGTTGATGTTGATACAACCGGATTCACTGCATTCGCTTTCCCTCTAACAACAGATCCTGGCTTTACACCTGCACAGGTAATTCCTGTCGGTGAAAGCACAGCAACAGCATTGACTTATGGACAGAACATTCTTGCCGATGCAACTACAAATACTGGTTACATTGGTATCCAATTGATGGCTGGCGCAGCATCTCCTGCTGGTAGCCAAGGTGATGTCATCTATTGGGTTGCAGGTAAGTCTGTTAATGTTTACAACGTCTAATCGCCAATGGGGTAGGAAACTCCCTACCCCACTTTAAATTAAGGAGCATTATGAACAAACCTGAGGTAAAATCGGCTGCACAATTACAGGGATCGCCTCGTAAAATATCAAAAGATGAGTTAGCACGACAGATTAAAAAGATGCGCGATCGCGATGAAGAAATAGTTACTGGCGTCTTTAAGAATCTTGAGAATCCTGCAAATGCTGGTGGCTGTGGATCTGTTTCTATGGGATTCAAGAAATATCAAGGTGAGTATAAATTTTATGAATTTGTAGATGGTGAACGATATTCAATTCCACGCGGTTTAGCCCATCATTTGAACAATGATTGCTATTATAGAGAATATCAGCATCTTTCTGGAGAACGTGGTGAACAAGGCATTAGGAATGCTATCAATCCCGATGGTAGAATGCATGCCAATAGTATGCAAGCATCGCGCAAAGTTCATCGATTTGCATTCCATAGTTTAGAATTTATGGATGATGATCCAGGAATGAATCCGATAGATTTGGTTGAAGTAACGGTCAGCCCATAAAGGAGTAATATGCCTATTCCTAATACGCCCAACTATTATAGTATCCAGTTTCCCTCTTTTCAGCGGGCTATGCGGAATATTCTATCTATCACACAGGCACAGCAGGCTTTAATTACAACTACTTTTGATGGGATTAATCCGGGAGATCATCAATATTCAACAGGCTTAATTGTTAGATTGTATATTCCTCCTTATTTCGGAATGCCTCAACTTAATGAGAAAGATCTTCCTATTACAGTCGTAAATAGCACTCAATTTACGATACCTATTGATACTACTAATATGGATCCTTTTGTTGTGCCCAACTATCAGCCGGGCGCCCTGGGTACTCCTGCCCAGGCTGTACCGGTAGGCGAAGTAAATGACCTATTAACGATGGCTACGCAGAATGTTTTGCCCTATCCGTAACCTGGTGATAGATTGAAATATATAAAATAAAGCCACATGGCTATGGAGTTTAGAAATGGCAAATTCAACATTGGAGGCTATACGCACGAAAGTACGTCGCTTAACGCGCAGCCCCTCAACTTCGCAGATAAGCGACTCACAAATAGATGAATATGTTAATACATTTATTTTGTATGATTTCCCATCGCAATTGCGATTGTTCTCTTTACGATCTTTGCTCACTTTTTTTACTCAACCTGGTGTTGATGTCTATAGCACAAATACTACAGTTCTAACCGATCCGCTTTATAACTTTAAAAATAAATATATTGCAGTGCATCCACCGTTGTTTATGGCGGGCATCCAATGTTTTTACACGCAAGAAAGGGATGTATTTTATGGCTATTGGCCACAAACAAATTCTATAATTGATACGCAATTGCGTGGCAATGGAACAATGGGGCCTTTTATAGGGCAAATATATAACTCGCGATTGGGTACAATTCCTTATCCCTTTATTTTGCAGAATAGCGTCAATTTCAACTGTCTTGATGTTAATAACAATTCAATGGTATTAGTTGATATCCCGATAAGTAATACGATAGGTAATTTAACTATACCTAATGTGCCACTTTCTCCGCCATACGATACAACACAGAATCCTAACAATTATATTAACTATCTAACAGGACAATGGGTTGTTACATTCCCAAATCCAACACAACAATTGACTCAATTGTGGTTTGAAGGAATATTGTATCAACCAGGCAAACCATTGGGAATGCTATATTATGATGACAAATTTACTATACGGCCTGTACCCGATAAGACCTATCAAATTCAAATTGAAGTCGACGTTCGCCCTACAGAATTGATGCAAAAGACTGATATACCTTATCTTGAAGAATGGTGGCAATATATTGCATATGGAGCATCTAAAAAGATATTCGAAGATCGTATGGATATGGATTCGGTTGCGATGATAATGCCTGAGTTTAAGCAACAAGAACGATTTGTTTTGAGAACTACGCTTACGCAACAAGCAAATGAACGTACAACCACAATTTATACTCAAGGAAAGCAGTATGGGTTCGGATGGTTCGGACCAGGAGGATGGCCGTATTAGGCATATTGACATGCATTACGGTTCTGCTAATATAAACTAAAATTAGTTTTATTTAGGAGAACCAATGGAAAAATATTGTAAGGATTGCCGAATGGTATTAACGGAAAATAATTGGGTTCAGCGCAATGATGGATATCTTCGATCTAGATGTCGAAGATGTTTTACAATATTTAATGCCGATAAAGAAAGAAAACGTAAGGGTGTTAAACAATATCCTTGTGAAATATGTGGAAATTTTTGTTATAAAAAATATAATCGCGTATTTTGTTCTGATTTGTGCAAATTTTATGGATATGTAAATAAAACAAATGGATGCTGGTTATGGTTAGGAAGAAAAGATCAAGATGGCTATGGTGAAACCGGAGTAAATGGTAAGGTTGTAAAAGCTCATAGATATGCACATGAAATATTTATAGGTCCAATAGATAAAGATAAAATAATTCTTCATTCGTGTGATAATAGGATCTGTGTTAATCCTGATCATTTAAGACAGGGAACACCTGCGGATAATTCTTTAGATGCATTGTCCCGTGGTAGAGTTTTGCGTGGATCGCAAATAGGCAATTCTAAATTATTAGAAAATGATGTTTTGAAAATTAGAGAGCTTCGCGATAATGGTTATACTTATAAGCATATTGCAGAATTATTTAATGTAAGCGAGGCTACAATCAGATTTATTATCGCTGGTATAAGCTGGAAACATGTATGAGGAGAGATTATGCCTTTAATAAATGTACCATTAGCAGGACAATCACTTAACGATACACGCGTACCTATTAATCAGAACTTTGCGACTATAGGTGCAGCATTTATTCAGGATCATGTTGATTATAATGCAGCAGACCAGGGTAAACATAATCAAGTGACATTTCCATTACAATCAGCCGATCCTGCCGTCGCACCTACTGATTTTGCAATTTATAGTAAGAATAATGATTTGGGAGTTCCCCAATTATTTATGAATTATAGCGGCGTCGGACCTTATGCATGGACAGATTCTTTAACGAATACTAATGGTTGGACGAGATTACCATCTGGAATTGTGCTCAAATGGGGTCAAGGGGTTGCAAATGGATTAACAAACTGGGTTTTTCCTATAGGTGTTAATGTTCCTGCCTTTGCCAGTATATTCCAAATCATAGTTTGTACTGCTTATAATAGTGCAACTGATAATAATAGTGCAACTGATAATAATGGCTTTGTACGGCTTAATAACTTTGTAGCCCCATGGGCCAGCTTTACTGTTTTTGCATCTCAACGTACTGTCGTTGGTCCTTTTGGCCCTGTAGCATTTAACTATTTAGCTATAGGAGTATAAGATGCCTAGTGATCGATTTCTTATTGCACCATACGACAAAAGTGGAGGTCTCCAAACAAATTATAGACCTTGGTTAATACCAGATGAGGCTTTCTCTGAGCTTAATAATGCCTATCAATTCAGAGGTCGTGTGCGTAAAAGATTTGGATCACGATGGATAGGAAATGATGCGCTAACTTCTCGATTGCGAATCAATTTAGGCCCAACTACAGGCGCAACTTTTACTGTGAATGTTGGCACAGTGATTAATGATGCTGCGGTACCTGTTGGAGTAGGGCAGCAATTTTCAATTCTAGGCATTGTTTTTACTGTTGTAAATCCTGCTGGCGGTGCTCAGAAAATGCTTCGCTCTGACAACTTGGCAGCTGCGGCGACATTTAATTTAACAACATCGGATCTTAATATTACAGGGATAACCGCACCTGTGGGCACTTCTGTCTATTATTATCTTGGCGATCCTGTAATGGGTGAATTAACTTTTGTTCAGAATTCAATTAATAGCAATTATGTGATTGCATTTGATACAAGTTATGCTTACAAATATGTAAGCGGTTGGACTCGTTTGGATGGAGAAGCAGATCCTGGCGCTTCTATTTGGCTGGGAGCAGACTATCAATTTTTTTGGGATTGTTCATGGTTAGGAGCTGCGCCTGAAGATCGCATCTTTTTTGTCACGAACTTCAACGAGAATGAAACTAATTTTATGCGCTACTTTGATGGCACTCTTTGGCACAATTTTAATCCTCAAATAGATAATATTGGTCCCAATTTTCTCAATTGTGCGCGTATACTAGTAACATTCAAAAATAGATTGCTTGCATTTAATACCTGGGAAGGGCCTGCTGCTTCTTTACCTGGTACTAATTATGTATTTCGTTGTCGCTATTCACAAATAGGATCACCTTTGGCGGCTAATGCGTGGAATCAATCTATTCCAGGTATGGGTAGCGCTATAGATGCACCTACGTCTGAAGCTATAGTAACAGTAGAATTTGTTCGCGATAGGCTTATTGTATTTTTTGAATCAAGCACCTTCGAACTGGCTTATACAGGCAATCAAGCACAGCCTTTTGTCTGGAATCTCATTAACCCTGAACTTGGCGCAGAATCTACATTTTCTATAGTTCCTTTTGATAAAGTTTGTATAGGGATTGGAAATGTTGGGATTCATGCTTGTTCAGGTACTGTTGTTGAACGTATCGATGATAAAATTCCTGATGAAGTCTTTGAAATTCATCAAGGCGGTACAGGTATTGATAGGGTTTATGGCATTCGTGATTATCATGCGGAAGTAGTCTATTGGACTTTTCCCGATACGCAGGCAAATTCTACAAATTATCCGTTTGCTACGCGCATTCTTGTATACAATTATAAGACAGGAACATGGGCTATATTTGATGATTCGATTACTTGCTTTGGATATTTCCAACCGATACCGAATGTTACATGGGATTCTACGACTGTGACATGGGATGATGACCAATCGTGGGATGGTGGCGAAGTTCAAGCTCAATTTAGACAAGTAATAGCAGGAAATCAGCAAGGATATACATTCATTTGTGATATTGATGAATTTACCAATGAACTTCTGCTACAAATAACCAATATAATTACAACACCAGCAACTACATTGACAATTATAAATCATAATCTGAAGCTAGATGATTTTATTTACATTGATGAAGCTATCTATAGTGATGGCAGCAATGGTCTCAATAAGAAATCATTTAAAGTGTTAGAGATTCTTGATCCTGATACTGTTGTAATTGGCCCTAATGCTACGTTTACAGGCACTTATATAGGTGGCGGATTGGTTGCACGTGTTAGTCAGATATCAATCAAGACTAAAGAATACAATTTTTATGCGAAACAAGGCAGAAATGCACGTATAAATCAGATTGATTTCATGGTTGATACTACAAGCGATGGACAAATACTTGTCAATTACTTTACTTCAACAGCTTTAGTTTCAATAGGACAAAGCGGAGCTACTCCTAATACAATACCAGGTACAAGTACGCTTGATACTTTTCCCTATATAGCAGGAAATGCAGCTGCGCCTATTCCATTTGAGGAGACAGCTACACGCGTCTGGCATCCTGTTTTTATTGAAGCAGATGGTGAAGTTATACAATTGCAATTGACGATGAATGATGCACAAATGCTTAATCCTGTTATAACAAATTGTGACTTCCAGCTTCATGCTATATGTTTCCACGCCAATCCTTCAAGTTATCGCTTTCAATAAGGAGCAATTATGGCTTATATCCCCGATCAAACTATTAATACAGGTATGTTTGTTCCTACAACGAATGTTTGGGATATTTCACAGGTTCAAGAAATTGACGTCAATAGTGCTGAATTCAAAGAACTTATGGTTCGCCTTTATCAAAATATCAGCAATATAGCGACGGCGCTTAATAAAAAAGTAACGGGATATCATATAAATCAGGAATTCGTTAACGGGAAGCTTTATTTTAACCCGAATTCTGCCAATCCACAGGATTACAGGCCGGGCTTTATTATTACCATAAATACAGGTGCTTTGGGAGCAGGCGCAACGGCGATTAATCATAATCTTGCCGTAACTAATACCTGGCAATGGATGGCAATCTATGGTGCAGCTACAAATACGGGAACTTTGATAGGATATCCATTGCCTTTTGCAGGGGCAGCAGGGAATAATATTGAAGTTAGCGTAACATCTACTCAGATTCTTATTAACAATAATAGCGGTATAACATTTACTGATTCCGCAGTAACTCTTGAATACGTTAAATATTAAATTTTATGTGATTTGTCCGATGTAGTTGTTTTTTGGTCAATATGTACGGTGACTTTTACTTCTTGATGGCTATTTTTCCCAGTTTGTTTAACATCTTCTACATCTTCAAGCCCAAATACTTCTGTTTTACCATTGACTTGCCGTACGATTATCTGGCGCTTAATTTCCTTGGCTTCTATAAGATCTGCGTTCAATCCCGTGAGCATCATCGCCAGTAAAATTGCATCTTTCATGGTTTCCTTTCTGTTAGAAATGTTAGACTATGTCTAATGTAGCAGGGTTTTGCTTTAAAATCAGGAGCAAGTATGTCTTTGGTAGATAAACAAAATATATTTACGCAAAATATGCTCAAGCTTGTTACTTTTATCATTGAACATCAAAAATTGAAAGTTACACTTGGTGAAGCGTGGAGGCCGCCAGAAATGGCCCAAATTTACGCGAAAGAGGGGAAAGGAATAGTTGATAGCCAGCATTGCAAAAGATTGGCCATAGACCTAAATTTATTTGATTCCAATGACAATTACATTACAGCCGAAGAACCATATGAAATCGCAGGAAAATATTGGCTTACTTTACATCCTGATAATCGCTGGGGCGGAAATTTCCCAAGAAAAGACTTTGTACATTTTGAGATGAAGGATTAGCTACCACTTGTACACTTCGAACCTAAACCATAGTAGATAGTAAGCGCCAGTAAGGTCGCATTTCCAGTCAAAGAAACGCCGGTTGTGATCATCGCTGCTATCTTCTGTCTTTTTTGGGCAGTAGCTGCATCGGCAGTATTGCCCGCCCAAAAATCCACTGCCTCATCAACAAGCTTTTCAGCTTCGCCTATAAGACCGGCAGAAGAAGCGTTTATTGCACCTTCAACTTTTGGTGCTTTTAGGAAGTTATTAACTTTTACCTTTAATGAATCAAGTTTTGTTAGCCTTCCTGCTTCAGGATTAGGTAATCCAGGGCTTGCTTGGATTGCTCCTAAGGTATGAGTTAAGGCAGCAACATTAGCGTTAGTTTGTGGCCGTCCTGATTGCATAATGATGCTTCTTGCGACAGTTGTATGATCGCCAGGGATTTCAATCTGTTGCATTGCTGCAAGCTCTAGAGAAACTAATAACATTAAAAATAGTAACCGCATGCTAACCCCTTTTTACATTTAGATTGTCCAAACGCTAAATCATTTAACATTTGGTTTATTAATACAATATTCAGATGTAGAATGCAACTGATAGCTAAAATTCTTTTAGGAACAAGCTAATGACCATTATTTTGATGATGATTTTATGGCTTCCCTTATCCTGCAATGCTGATTGTATATTTGAGCATGATATTATCTTAGAATCCTATGAAGAAACACCTGTTTTCTTTGGGGCAGATTCAGAAGAATTCGAAATTTTCATTGATCTACTAGAATCAGGCATCTTAAAATATGAAGAAGCTAAGCATTTTAACTTTCCCTATCTTACCAATGAGCAAGTTCTCAGACTCTACAATTTAGCTGAAGATTCAGGCTATTACAATCTTTTAGATTATGATCTCTCCGAATAATTATTTACTATTGCAACTTAGTACTATACTAAAATCGGATCCTTTGAATTACCGGTAATTGTATAGGAGAAAAAATGGCATTAAATTGGGGCGGCGCTGGCATGGGTGCGCTTACGGGCGCAGGAACAGGCGCTTTAACGGGCGCGAAAATAGGAAGTTTTTGGCCTGGCGCAGGAAATATTATAGGGGCTTTGATAGGTGGTGGAGTAGGTGCCTTAACTGGCGGCTTAACAGGTGGATTAGGCGGCGAAGAGGGCGGCGTACAAACTGCACCGACCGTAAACCCCGAGCAACAAAAATATATGTCAATGCTTTTAGGACTTGGCGGCAACGCTCTTCAAAATCCCTATGCAGGCTTTGAGCCTATTCGCCAACAGGCTTTGACGCAATTCCAGCAAAATATAGTGCCATCATTAGCCGAACGCTTCACTTCGATGGGAGGAGGCCGTATCAGTTCGCCTGCATTCGCTTCCCAATTGGGGCAAGCAGGATCAGGATTGGAGCAGGCTTTAGCGGCGATGCAGGCCCAATATGGTCAGCAAAATCAAAGAAATGCTTTAAGCATGCTTGCATTGGGATTAAGCCCTTCATTCGAAAATATCTACAAAGAGCGAGTTCCTCCCGCTGGTGAGAATATGCTCTATGGGGCCATGAAAGCAGCGCCGTCATTCTATAATTCTTACATGATGAGCCAGGCGTTACAAAATATGAATAAATAAAGGAGCCCTAATGCAAGTTATAAGAGATACCACAGCAGGAAGCCGTTTAGGTGAAGCATTTGGAACTGGGTTACAAGAATTGGCTCAAAATAAATTGGCGATGATCCAACAACAATACAATCAGGCATACAATCAAAATCAGTATGCACAAGGCGTCGGTAAACTATTTGAAAAGTTTGGAGTACCTCCTGATAAAGCTCTTGAAATGGGCCGTTCTATGTACATGTTAACCCCGCAAGAACGAGCTCTTTTTTGGCAGAATCCAGCTGCATGGTTAGGTCAGCAGGAACAACCGCAGGCTGGTATAGGCGCATTACAGCAAGCAGGTCAGATGCCAGGTGGATTAAGTGCTTTGCAGCAACCGCAAGAACTTCAAGAGCCTGAATCAATCGTTGGGCCTTATACGCCTTATAATCCAAATATTCAAGGACCGCAGGGCGTTGCGGCGCAACAAGCACAAGTAATGCCGCAAATTCAGCAACCAGATAGGGCAAAGCAATTGCAAGAAGCTTTTATGACGCCTTCGCAGCGAGCTAAACAGGAGACTCTCCAGCTTGCGCGGCAAAAGGAAAATAGGGCGCAGCAGCAAACTCTTCAACCATTTATAACAAAAGTAACCGAACGTGCTGAACGCTGGAAAAATATCCGCGGAAAAGCGGAAAAAGCTTTAGAGCTGTTACAAAAAGCGCATGATAAATTTCCCGGATGGTTTACGGGCAATTTGCCTGAAAACGTACAGCCTTGGCTTATTCGCGATCCTGATGTACGCGATTATCAAAGTCTTGTTCTTGAGATGATTCCAATGATAGCGGCTGAAGGCGATGACAAAAGACTAACGAATTTGAAACTTCAATTAACGAAAGCAGCTAAACCGAATGTTTCGCAACCAATAAAAACACAAATGGATGTACTAGAAGGAATCATAGACTTATCAAACGAAAAAAAAGACATTAATAATTTTCTGTTGGCTCAAGAAGATAAAGCAACAGGATTTTATCCTAATGACCTAAGATCGCGAGTTAGTGAATTTAGCGCGGCGCAAGAAGATCCGCTCAAATATCCGCGATATTTTAAACATAACACAATTATTGAAGATCACGGCAAATTATTTATGAATGTTAACGGCAAGCGCTGGCAACAGCTTAAAAGGTGATAAAATGGTAAAAATATTATCAGGCGGTTACGCATTTGAAGGTAATTTCTTGCCCAATAAACAAGAAGTAGCACCAACGCAAGCTGTAAAGACGCCGGTTGCAGAAGAAGCGCCTGAAACGTGGGGCGAATGGGGTGTAAGGAATATTGCTAAGGCGCCATTTAAATGGTATGAAATAGCGCGTTCTGGTCTTGGTGCAGGCAATATAATAAATACTTTAGCTGAAAATATCCCTGCGGAAATAAGAAATACACCTATTCCTATGCCGGGATCTATTGGCATGCAATCAGGCGGAGGACTTGGAGGTTTGCGTAGATTATTATTGCCTACAACTGAAGAGGCAGGACAAGAATTGGCTGCTGCCCATGTGCCGGCTTATTTAAGAGAATCTAGACCAGGTGACGTTGTTCCAGAATTTGTTTTAGGGGAATTGCCATTTTGGTTGGCAGGTGGTGCGTTCAAGTCTGTGCCAAGATTGCTTGGCGCCGCTGGCCAATCTGCTGCAATGCTCGCAGGATCCGCAGGTTTAGGCGCAGCTGGCGAAGAATTAGGCGAAGCGCTTAATCTGCCGGAACCCCTCAAAAAAACATTGGGAACAATAGGTGGAGTTGTTGGTGGTATAGCAGGCCAAAGAGCGATTTCCCATGCTCTCAATAGACCTTCTAAAATACTGCCAGGCCAGGTTTATAAGAAAGAAGAAGCATTATTTGAAGCGGAAAAAGCAAATCGATTGAAAGCGGCAGAAAATGCGCTTCAAGAAAAATTGAGTAAAACAACTGATGAATATGCGCCTGAAATCGCTGCCGCGAAAAAAGAAGTTCGAAAAGCGGAACTGGCGATTCCTAAAGATAAAGTTGCATTCGAGAAAACGAAAACTAAGCAAATTAACGAAGTAAAAAAAGAAGTTTCGAACTATACGAAAAAAAAGAGTGCGCTCCAAGAAAAAATTAACAAAGGTTATAGCGAAGCACGCAAACTAGAACAAGGGCAAACTGGTGATACAGCAGAACTACGCGCTCGCGTAAACGAAATAAAAGATAATCTCGTTGGAGTTAATGCCGAAGATGAAGCTGATATTCTACGCGCTGTAACGCAAGTTATGGAAGAAGGCAAAACAATGAGCTTGAAGCGCGCTAAAACAATGCATAAAAATTTTAACGCACAAATATTTGCTCCGAGAGGCGCGTCGCCATTTACACCAAAAGAATCGGCAACTTTTCAGCGTTATATGAGAGATATCAATCAAGAAGTTGGTAATTTCATAAAAAAAGTCGGCGGCGAGGAACATTATAATCAGTGGGTACCTGCAGAAGCGGCGAATGTTAAACTTAGTCATTTAAAACGTGATGAAAATGCTTTTCTTAAAAGCAAAAATGAAGAAGTTAAAGAAATTAAGCAGCAACAATATTCACCTGAACGGCAAATGGTCTTACAACAAGAAAAAGCAGTGGCAGGCGAGAAGCTCAAATCTGCTGAGAAAAACTATGCAAATGCTTTAAATACAACAAATCAAGAACACAAAGCGATTATCGATGCGATAGGAAAAGAAACATACGAAGATGTTCTGAAATCACGCGATAAAAGCAATAAATTAACGGCTTTACTTGCTGATAGTCTGGGTGCAGAAGGTGCCAATAGAGTTACAAAATGGGGAGCTGCGGGTGCTTTGGCAGCTTTAGGCGGTTTGTTCGGCCATATGGCTGGCCATGGCTTTATTGGAGCAACAGCAGGCCTTTTGGCTAAAACAGGGCATTCTATTTTCAATGAAATTAAAATAGCCCGCAATGTAATGAAAAAACATCCTGAAATATATAAAGACTATGCCGATATCGTTAAGCAATTTGAGACTTTGCCGAAAGCTACTATTCTTAAAAATCTTGATCTTATGGGCTATAAGATTGAGCAAGCACAAAATTAAGAAAAAGCAGAAAAGCCCAAAGAAGGAAAAGCAATCGGCGGCGGCAGAATTATTTCAGGCGGGATGATTTGATAATATCAGCGCGTATATAATCGCCGCATTCATCGAATAGCCATAATATAGCATCAAAGGCCTTTATAAGTATTAAAGCGCCGACAAAACCTATTGCAAAACTTGCACCCATTGATCCCCCTCAGGATTCATTGCCTTTATCGTATTTCGTTTCTTTCAGTATCCGATCATTAATGGCCCGCGCCATCCATAAATTCATCGATATATTTCTGCGCGCAGCTAAAATCTTAATCTGTTGATGCATTTCTTGGCTAACATCAAAAGCCATTTGATAACGCTTTTTTACTTCTTCTGTCATATTATTTCCTTTGCAGTCTAATCTAACAATCTAGTGGAATATAGTCAACAAATTTGCTTTCGGTTGCAGGGAAGAATTAGCTAATAGTGTAAATAGTTTTTTATATTCAAGGAGAAAATATGGCGACCAAGCAGAATAGACGCAACACCATCTATGGCTATCCTAATCCTCAAGCAGGATTACAACAAGAACCAATTATTTCAAATGTTAATCCTTCTGTTTATGATTCAGCTGAATTAGGAACAATTTGGATAAATACAGTAGGGCATACTTTTTTTGTGCTTACCAGCGATGCTGCTGGCGTTAATACATGGTCTGCAACAACAGGCGGCGCGACAACTCTTGCTTCGTTGGTGGTCAATCCTGGCAATGCTACTATTACAGCAGGCAATTTGACGGTATCCGCAGGCAATTTCACGGTATCGGCAGGAACAGCTTCACTTAAAGCACTTTCAGCTGGCGCCACAACATTGACTTCAACTGTTGCTATAACAGGAAATACAACTATCGGCGGAACACTTGGCGTTGGCGGCAATGTAACACTTTCTGGGGATCTGACTGTTAATGGTAATACTATAATTAACGGCGATTTCGATATTACTTCAGCTGATGCTTTGAGCTTTACGACTTCATCAAATACAAACCCTGCCTTAAGCTTCACGACAAATGGCGGAACAACTGAAACTATTGATATTACTGCGGTTCAGGGAACTTCAGCGGCAGCAATTGATATTTCGGCGACCGTTGGCGGTGTTACTCTCTATGGCGGCAAGGCGACAGCCAATTCTATAAATATTTCAACCGCAGCAGCTGGCGGCATAACAGCGGCTTTCGGCACAGCGGGAATGACATTAACGGGTACAGGCACATTTGCGTTGGCCACAGGCGCTAATACAACATCTATTTCTGCCGATGCGGTTGGTTCAACATTAAACCTCGGCACAGGTGCTGCGGTTATCAAAAATATTAATATCGGCGGTACAGGCGCTAACGTTATTGCTATTGGCAATACACAAACAGGCGGTTCAGTTTCAATCGGCGCGGCTATGACGGGTGGTACTATCACCATCGGCGGTACAGGTTTGCA